AACAACCACAGCTACGAGTTGCGCGGGCGTTCTGACCTGTACGCCATTCTGCCCTGGCTCAAGGCGTATAAGGACTGGCTAGAGGATCGGCATCGTCAGAACAAATGGCGCGGCGCGCTACTGTGGTGGGTCAAGATTACGGGGGCGGCATCGGGCGTGATTGCCAACAAGGTAGCGCAATACCGCAAGCCGCCAACGTCCGGCTCCATTGCCGTCACCTCGGATAAAGAGGAATGGAGTGTGCTGTCCAACCCCGTCGCGGCGAACGATGCCAGCGAAGACGGGCGGCAGTTCCGCATGATGGCCGCCACTGGGATGGACCTGCCGGAGTTCATGCTAGGTGACGGTGAGAACGCGAACCTTGCGACGGCGACGGCCCAACAGTTGCCCTCGCTATGGAAATTCACCGACGCGCAAGAGATTATGAAAGAACGCGTCTGGACACCGATTTACAAGCGCGTGATCCAGAACGCCGTTGCTGCCGGGTTGCTGACCGAAACGGTGACGGTTGAGGATGCCGACGGCGACCCCATACTCGACACCAACGGCGAAAAGCAGACGGTTGATGCGATTAAGGCGTTCAGCGTGTCCTACTACGACCTGCTGGCCAGTGACCCAAAGACGTTAGCCGAAGCGCTGACATTGGCCGTGAGTGCTGAATGGTGCTCGAATGAAACGGCGGCGGAGCGGATGGACTTTGATTGGCAGCTTGAAAAGAAGCGCATCGCCAATGAGAAGGAACAGAAGCGCAGCGAGGGCGCGCAAGGCAAAGAGATAACCCCCGCTGACATCGGCGTTGACCCGAATGCGCCACCTGAGCAGACGGCAGGCCAGGGCGCGGAAACTGTGCCGGGCGAGAATGGCACTGGGCAGCCGGGCGTGGCGCGACAGAAGGCACCTGTGAAGGCATGACCCTTCCGTCCTGGCAGACCGACAACGCCGCCGTACACCGCACGCTATGGACCGACAGCGAAGTGCTGCGCTATGCAGAGTGGTGGGTGCGGCGGCGTATTTACGGCCTGGAAGATCAGGAAAGCCGCTGGTTATTCGAGCGCTACATGCAGGCCTACAAAGAAATGACTATGGAGATTATGCGGGCGTATGAGAACGGCAAGCCCGTTGTGACCCGCCGATCTGAGCTATTGAGGCAGATTGAAGCGGAAATGAACCGTCTTATGCCTGAAGTCGCACAACATCTATTTGAAACAGAACTGGCCGCCTATAAGCAAGCGTACTATGGCCGGGCATGGCAGTTGGACATGACGACCAAAGCGGATAGACCTATTCATGCGCCGCTGTTGCCCGTAGAGGCGATCCGCGCTCATTTGCTCGCGCCGCCAATGGGCAAGGGCAAAAAGGGGAAGTATCTAGGGGCAGACTGGTTTGAGGAATTAGGGTTCGCGCGCGATGAATTTATCCTTCGAATGAAGCGCAGCTTGACCGCTAGTTTGATCCAGGGAGAGGGCATTCAGCAGGCGCAGCGCCGCCTACGGGATGAATTAGGGATACAGACAGATCGTCGCAAGGGGTTTAAGCGCAACTTTTACCAGACAATGATGATTGCCCGCACAGAAATATTGCGTGCATCAAATTTAGGCGCGCTGCAAATTTATGAACAAAACCGGGATATTCTCAGCGGTTGGGAGTGGGTTGCGACGCGGGATGGGCGAACCTGTCCTTTTTGCGGTGGGATGGATGGCAAGCGATTCAAGTTCGACAGTGGACAATCAACGCCGCCGGGCAGCTCTCATCCGGGATGCCGGTGTACCGCGATGCCCGTGCTCATTGACACTGACCTGATGGACCGCGTCGCGGGAGGGCCGCGCCAGACGTACCGTGACTGGGCGCAGCAGCAGGGGATCGCGGGGGCGGATGGTCATTTAGGCAGTCAGCGCACGAGTGATGCGCACGGGATCAACACGACAAGCTGAGGGGGACAAGATGACTTATCTAGCCTTGAATGGACCGCCAATCGCGATGGATCGCGTGATCCGCGCGACTCGCTTCGTTCCAGAAGTTCTCTGGTATCGGCGAAAGGACGAAGACGGCACGTCAGCCGTTCGGTTCTATCTGAACAATGGGGCCGATAGAAATCAGATTTACAAGGCCGTCAACTTCTGGATGGGTTCTAGCATTTTCACTCGCAGGGAACTGGTAGAAGAAACGGAAAAGAAATGAAAACCGAATTCGTAGACGTAAAGATGCAAACCAAGCAGTGTACAAAGTGCGGTTGGATAAAGCCGCTCTATGAATTCTATGGCCCCGGCTATCCAACCAAAGACAAGCATAACGGATACTGCATAGATTGCTGCAAAGACAAAAGCAAGAAGGCGGCTGTATACAGCAAGTCCGACGTTGCAATTGAATGTCGGAAAGAGGTCATCAGTGCTTTGCGCAAAGATCACATATTTGCTACCACAGGGAAAGCAAGTCAGTGGAAGCAAATTGATGTAGTAGCATGGGGATGCGTAAAGATTCGAGTGGCACAATCCAATCCCCATAATAACGGAAAATTCATGTGGGGATTACGACGTGGGGGAAGTTTCTGGGACATTGTGGATTTAGTAATCCTGATCTGCAATTGGGGCGATCGGAAGACCTATCATGTGTTTTCCAAGGACGATCCTGTCTTCTTCACAGAGAGAGGCAGAAAGACGGGGATTACTTTCAATCCTTCGTCAGCTTGGCAAATTTCTACCGTGCAACATGGACCGAACCTCACTTCCCAGATGATGAAAGAACATGAAAACAAGTGGTCTCTGATTGAGAAAATCCGGCTATTGAATGCTGGCTAGGAGAAAGGCAATGCCCTGGAAAGTGGTACGCGAAAACGGTGAGTACTGTGTTTTCAAGCACGATGCCGACGGCAACCCGGTTGGCGACACGCTGGGCTGTCACGCGACTGAGGCTGAAGCGATGGCACAGATGCGGGCATTGCACGCGAAAGAGGGCATGATGAAAGAGGGCGCTGAGTACATGCCGCTGGCGGCGCAGTTGCAGGGTAGAACGCATATTTTCATTGAGAAGATAGACTTCTTAGAGGCCGAGCTACGCCGCGAAACACGCGAGGTAGACGTAGTGCTCATCCGCCCCGGCTGGTCTGCCAACGGGCGTTACTATGCGCCGGGCGTGCTGTCGCAGACCGTCGCCATGTTCGAGAACGCCAAAGCGTTCGCAGACCATCCTACGCGCGACCAGTTGAAGCGCGGCGAGGGGCGCTCCGTTCAGCACGTGACGGGGCGGTTCTACAACGTGCGCCTGGGGGTTAACGGGGAACTCCGGGCCACGCGCAAGGTATACGACAACCCCGCCGGAAATGCCGTGTGGCCCGCCATTGTGGACAGCATCGAAAGCGGCACGCCCGTGATTGGCCTGAGCATCAACGCCGTCGGTCATGCCTCGCAGGGTAAAGCACCGGACGGCAAAGAGGGCGTGATTGTTGAAGCTATCACCGCCGTGAATTCAGTCGATGACGTGACTGAACCGGCAGCGGGCGGCGGCTATGTGTCGCTGGTGGCATCGGCGGATTCGCTGCTGAATGAAGTGTTGCAGGCCATGAGTTTTGAGGAATTGATCGCTGCCCGACCTGACTACGTGGAGTCGCTCAAAAAACAGATGAAACGTGAGCGGCAAGACGAAGCGGTGCGCGCGGCGTTGAATGAGAGGGACCAGGCGGTATCCGCATTGGTTGAAGCCCAGACCCAGAATGAGCAGTTGACCGCGCAAGCCACCGTCTACCGCACTGAGGTTGATAAGTGGAAACTTCAGGTGGCGCTAGAACGCGTGCTGCGAGAGGCGCGATTGCATCCCGACTGGGAGTCTGATATTCGCACACAATTGGAGAAAGTTGACCCGTCCGAATGGCTGGATATCCTGGCACGCGAACGGAAAAAGGCGCAGGCAGCGGGTATGACGCACAAGATCGCCGTGACGGGCGCTCCGCGTCAAGAAAGCAAGCCGCTGCCTGTGACTGAAGCGTTCGATCCGCGCCCGCGCCCCGATGAAGACGTTGAGGCATGGCAGCGGCGTGTAGGTGACTCCATGCGGCGGGGAAGGGGATAACTGAAATGGCAGTTACCGCTCAGGGGGCCGTGTACGGTACTCCTGAAACGTACAACATTGCAATCGGCACAGCGTCGGCAACCGGCAAGATTAACGTCGGTGACTGGTGTCTGTACTCCGGCGTGTTCGTGTATGCCGGATCGAGCTTCACGCCCGCCAACAAAGCGTCTGGCGCTGGCATCGCTTTGCAGCCGAATCCGACCTATGACTCCTTCGGCAATATCGTCACAGCGACGGCGCTTCAGTACGCGCGTCAAGGTATCTTCCGCGTGTCGGCAGAGTCGGGCGCGGTGAAGTGGGCGCTCGGACAGCCCGTGTACCCCTCGGGTACCGGATCGGGCTTGCACGCGCCGACGGGCCTTACCGGCGTTTGGGCGCTGTGGGACCAAGCGGCGAAGCAAACCGTTGTGACGGCTGGCGTTGCGCCTACCGGCGCGGCGATCATCTTCGGCACCGGCATCGCTTACGTGGTGGGCTTCAATTCTGGCGTCGGTGGAAACACGGCAACGCTGGACATTCTGCTCATGCCGCCCCGCCCGGACTACTACTAGGGGAGATGCGACAATGGCAGATCAGGTACAAATCCAGCAAGCCAAGACCATCGAGATTCAGCGGGGCATCAATGACCAGGTGAGCGGTTTCCGCGAACACCGGGCCTATGCCAACAATCAACCACCAGTACTCTCGTATGATCCGTTCGAATGGTTGCAACCGAAGGATCGCCGGTTTCCCATGTCGCTGCGAGAGGCGTTTGTCTTGCAGCCCGATGCCGCGAACCTGATGCGTGACGGGATCAAGTTCATTGCTTTCGCTACTTATGCGGGCATTGAACCGACCTATGCGCAGCTGGTCCGCAAGGAATCCAGCAACCGCCCGGAAGAGCAGTATCTTCGTGATGGGGCAATGGGGACTGTGCCGCGCGCGCCGTCCGGTGCGGAAGTCAAGTTCGTGACCTCCGCCCTGGAAGGCGGCACAAAAATCCAAAACTTCCTCTACCGTATGGGCGTGGAAGTAACGGGTGATGATATCAAGTTTGACCGTCTGGGCAAGATTCGCCAGATGGCCTATGAGTTGGGCAAATCGGCAATCATGACCGAGGAATCCGAATTCTGGACGGCGGCCACGACGGGTGGCAACTACACCCGCAACAGCACGACTCTGGATAACGACATCGGCGCGAACACGCTCAGCACGATCTTCAACGCAACCAATCTGGATACCGCGTTGACCACCATCAGCACCGCAAAGGACAAGAAGAGCGGGAGCTATCTGGGCTACAATGCCGATTCCATCTGGTGCGGGCCGCGTGCGGAATTTGCCATCAAGCAATTCCTGATGTCGGACGGCCTGTATCGGGCTGGCGGCTGGTCTGGCGCGGCAGAGACGCGCGGCGGTGGCACCTTTAACGCCTATCGCGGCCTGCTATCCAAGATAGTCGTGTCGCCCTGGGTTAACTCGTACCTGTGGGGCCTGTGCGACAGCTCGGCGTACTCGTACGTCTGGCAGACCGTTGAACCCTGGCAAATTTTGCAGGAAAACATGAACGAATCGTCTGAAGCGTGGCTCACCCGTGATTCCATCCGGTACGTGCTGCGCGGCTATTTCGGACACGGGTTCGTTGATGACCGCGCGTGGTTCTTCAGCAGCACGACCAGCGCGCCGACGGTAGTGTAAGCTCACAATCGCATACGCTATGAGGGGCGGGTATAACCCCGCCCCCAGAATGAGGAATGAACATGGCAGACAAATATCCTGAGTTCGTACAGTTTGGGGAACTCACCCCGGCGGGCAAGGAACTCATTGCCTATATCGAAGCGAAGATCGCCGAAACTGTGCAGTTGTACGAGGCCAAAGGCGACATCAACTTCCTCAATGGCATGTCCGGCACGCTCAAGCATTACTATACCTGGGTGGGCCAGATGAAATCGACCACGCCTGAGAAGTTCCTGACTGACTTCGCCTATGGCGCGGTATCGATGTATGAGAACATGCTGATGGAACGGCAGGCCGCAGAAACCGAGCAGAAGGCTAACGCCGTCGCTGACAAGACTGACAACCTGGAAGGCAAGCTGGCGAAAATGCAGGAAGACCTGGCCGCCATTATCGCTGAAAACCAGGCGCTGCGTGAAGCCGCCAAAGTGACCGTGACGGTTGAAACCGACAGTGATGAAACGCCCGAAGTCGTGCAGAAAAGCAAGGCTGGCAAGGGGCGTAAATCCGAGGCAGAAGGGGCCGTGCCTCCGGCGGAAACCGCCGCCGAGGAGCCTGAGAAACCCGTAGAGGCGTAGCCAATGGCGCTCACAACAGCCCAGCAAGTGCGCCTGCGCATTCAGGACTTGCCCGCCTGGTTTGACGTGACCCGCGCAGGGGATGGCACAGCAGCAACGTTTGACATCCCCTTTCGCAACCTCACGACGGCCAGCGCTTATGTCGCGCCGGGCGGTACGGCGTGGTCTGCGACGGGTGCAACAGTTGACCCGTCGGGCGTGGTGTCGTTTTCGGGGATCATCAGTGCCAACACCGCCTGGAAAGCGCGCGGTGTGCATAGCGTATTCTCAGATGATGAGGTCAGCCACTTTACGGCGGTTGGGAACACGGTAGCAGGCGCGGCGCTTGAGGCGGTACACGTACTGATGTTCGACGGTCTGAAGCGTGCCACATGGGCCGCACCGGACGGTAGCGAGTATGACGACACGGCGGCACTGATGCAGTTGAAGGCGCTATATGATACGCTGAAAGATGAGATCGCCGAAAGCCAGGCTGGTGACGGCGGGTTTGCCTCGTGGGCGTTGGGGCAAGGGGACTGGTAGAAAGGTCAGATATGCGTAAGGTGATTGTGACGTGGGTTTGCGATCAATGCGGGGCCGAGAGCGAACCGCTTAGGCCGGGCATTACATTCAATTGGTCATATGATGCGCCTCGTGGTTGGTTGACTTATGCACCGCCGCGACCTCACTGTCCAGCCTGCGGACAGCAAAATCTCCATCAAGGGGATATTGGCCTGGGGAGCGATCCATTACTCAAGCCCGATGGCATCTGTCATTTCTGTTCGCTGGCGTGTAAGGAAGCATGGCTGCCAGAACCCACACCGCCACCTCAGCCGCCCGGCGGTCAGCATAAGGGTTATCGTTAATGCCCTATCACGGCCCTGACAGCGCGCGCATCATGCGCCAGCAGACCGCCCTCATGGCCTATGCTGGCGAGACGGGCATCTGGCGACAGTATGCCAGCGCCAGCACGGCATCGGGTACGGGCGTATGGGCGGGCGTGGGCACGACGCTGTACTACCGCCAACAGGTGATTACCGGGCTGTGGGCGCTGGCTCCGATGGGGAATTTCCAGGAGCGCCAACTACCCGGCGGGCAGGTGATGGTCGGTGACGTGATGCTCAGCACTCAAGACGTGCTCGGCAAGCAGGATGAAGTCCAGTGGCGCGGTGTGACCTACCGCATTGAAGGCGACAGTATGCCCGTGCATCTGGGCGGACGCGTGTGGTATCGGACGATGCTCCGGCGTGGGGACGTGACGGGGTAAGCGCGAGTGCGCAGAAAGTGAAAGGACGATGGAGATCGTCATTGTTGCGATACTGGTAGTTGGGTTTTGGGTTGGCGTTGTGGTCGCAGAGTTGCAATCCAAAAATGGAAAGCGCAAACGCAAACGCAAGAATGACGAATTACCGGACATTCCCGTGCCGGAAATTGAGACGTTTTTGAAGCCAGCAGATGAGGTGTATGTGCCGAAACCCGCAACCACGCAAGCCGCTCAGAAGCCCGCGCTAGAGCAATATGGGCCTTATGTGGAATGGGCACGGCGGCATCAGTGGACAAGCTTATCAGGCATTTCTGGCTTTTATGATCCGAACTGGATAGGTAACTCGGCTCAATATGTGGCGAATCATAAGTTGCCACCGCAACCGCCCGATGCGACAACTACGACAATGAAACAGTAGAAAGGCTCAGCGTGGGACCAGTAAAGGTATTTCTCTTCGGCGATATCGTTCTGCCAACCGGGTTTGGCCGCATTGCCGCGCATATCGGCCTGCACTTGGCGGGTCGCGGCTATCAAGTGCTGGGCGCGTGCATTCAGTATGACGGCCTGCTGCCCCAACCGCTACCCTACTTTGTCGCAGGGCTGGCGGGCAAAGACGCAGGCATGGGGCCTATGGGGCTGGCGACGGTGGCGGCGCGGCAAATCGCGGCGTTTCAGCCCGACGTGGTAATCAGCATTCAGGACTTCCCCTACCACGAAGCGTTACACGGGCAGGGCGTGGACTGGTCGCAGATGTGCCATGTCGTGATTACCCCGGTTGACGGCGTGCCGATCTACCCGAAATGGCTGCAACTGGTCGACCAGCTAGACGGGTTCATGACCATCTCGGAGTTCGGCGTTGAAGCGTTCCGGCAGGCGGGTAAGCGCGCGTCGTTATGCCCGCCCGGTGTGGACACCAACGAGTTCTACCGTCTGCCGGACGAAAAGCGCGGCGACCTGCGTGACAGGCTGCATATCCCGCGCGACGGGTTTGTGGTGGGCGTGTTCGCTATGAACCAGGGGCGCAAGAGTTTCCCCGCGATGGTGGAGGGGTTTCACGAGGCGTTTCGTGACGTACCCAACGCCTATCTCTATCTGGACTGTGAGAAGGTGGGAGCGGGCGGTTGGGACATTCCGCAGTCGATTATCCAGCCCGTCGGGCTAGACCCGGCGCGTGTCCGGTTCCGTGAGGACGCCTTGCAGGCGCAGATGGGTGTGCAGAACGAACGGTACAACCTGCTCGACCTACACATGGTTATTGCTCACCGTGAGGGCTTTGGCTTACCGCATATTGAGGCAATGGGCACGGGCATACCGTCTGTGACGCTGAACTATTGCAGCGGCGCTGAGATTGTCGGGCTGGCTGGCGAACGTGGCTGGCTGACGGCCGGCGTCAAATGCGAGTACGGCACATGGGGCGGCGCGGTAGAC